CACTCTCGCGCCTGCCCATCCGCCCGCCACGCCGCCTGCGGTCAATGCAACCGCCGTGGATCTGATGCGTGCCGAGGCGGCTGCCGAAACCGAACGAATCGCTGCCGTCCGTCGCATCTGTGCCGGTCGCGCTCCACGTCTGGAAGCTCAAGCGATTCGCGAGGGTTGGAGCGAACAGCGCACGGAATTGGAAGTGCTGCGGATCACGCGTCCCGCCGCGCCCGCGATCCATTCCGTGGATAACACCGTCAACGGGAATGTGCTGGAAGCGGCCTGCATGCTGACCGCCGGCATTGCCAATCCCGAGGCCAGCTTCGAACCACAGACGTTGGACCTCGCAACGCGCCGGTTTCGCGGCGGCATTGGTCTGCAAGAGCTACTGCTCGAAGCGGCCTGGGCCAACGGTTATACGGGGCGCAACTTCCGCGATAGCCGCGCTGTGCTGCGATTCGCCTTCGGACGTGGCATCGAGGCCGGTTTCTCGACCATCGACATCGGCGGCATCCTCTCGAATGTCGCCAACAAGTTCCTGCTCGAAGGGTTCTTCAGCGTCGAACGGACGTGGCGAAACATCTGCGCGGTGCGGAACGTGAGCGACTTCAAGACGGTCACCAGTTACCGGCTGATTGGCAAGGATCAGTACGAACTGGTCGCGCCGGGTGGCGAGCTCAAGCAAGGTACGCTGGGCAGCGAGCAGTACACCAACAAGGCCGACACCTACGGCCTGATGCTCTCGCTCGACCGCCGCGACATCATCAACGACGATCTGGGCGCGATCACCACCGTGCCCCGCAAGCTGGGCCGAGGGTCCGGCCTCAAGATCAACGACGTCTTCTGGACCATCTTCCTGGCCAACAGCGGCTTCTTCACCGTGGGGAACAAGAACTTCCTCGCGGGCGCCGACACGGCCCTGACCATCGACGGCCTGACGAAGGCGGAAGTCGCCTTCATGGACCAGGTGGATGGGGACGGCAAGCCGATCGGAATCATGCCGGCGATCTTGCTCGTACCCACGGCTCTCTCGGCCATGGGCTCGCAGCTCTTCAAGTCCCTGGAACTGCGGGATACCACGGCCAACGCCAAGTTCCCCGTGGCCAATCCCCACCAGGGAAAGTTCCGCGTCGAGGTGAGCCGGTATCTGGCCAACGCCGTGTACCCGGGCAACTCGGCGAAGGCCTGGTACCTCCTGTCCGAACCGAACGACCTGCCCGTGATCGAGGTCGCGTTCCTCAACGGCCAGGAAGCCCCGACCATCGAGACGGCCGAAGCCGACTTCAACGTGTTGGGCGTCCAGATGCGGGGCTATCACGACTTCGGCGCGAGCCTCCAAGACCCGCGAGGCGGCGTGCGGTCCAAGGGCGAAGTGTAATCGCGTCGCCCGTCATTCCATTTACAAGGCACCTGGTCCGGAGCGTTCGCAATGCCTCAAGCCACATTCATTCGAGACGGGGACACGATCGACTACACACCGGTGGCGACGGTCGCCGCGGGCGCGGTCGTCGTGCAAGGCGAACTGGTGGGAGTTGCCAAGACGGAGATTCCGGCCGCTCGCTTGGGCGCTCTGGCCGTGGTCGGAGTCTTCGACTTTCCAAAGGCCACGAGCGTCGGCTCGGCGATTGGCGTCGGCCTGGAAGTCTACTGGGACGCCGGGCTGTCCCTGGCAACCACCACCGCCGTTGGCAACAAGCGCATCGGCAAGACGATCAAGGCTGCGGTGGACTCGGACCCCACGGTCCGCGTCCGCCTGAGCCAGTAGAGGAGTTCGCCATGTCCGATCTGCTCCAGCAGGGGTCCGACTGGTTGGAAGACCAGCGGACTCGACACGCCACGCGGATCGTCACCTACCACCGTGGCCTGGCGTCGATTGACGTTTCGGCCACGGTGGGGCGGACGGTCTTCGAGGTGGTCGGAGCCTCGGGGGTGGCGGAGAAGATTGAAGCCCGCGACTACCTACTGCTCGCGGCCGACCTGGTGATCGACGACCAGCGGACGCTGCCCAACCGCGGAGACCGCATCCGGGAAACGGTGGGGAGTACCTCGTTCCTGTACGAGGTGATGGCCCCCGGCCGCGAGCCGCACTACCGCTACTCAGACCCCTACCGCAAGACGCTACGAATTCACACTAAGCACGTGGACACGCTGGAGGCAGGCTAAGCATGACGCGGCAGTGGGTGCAATCCGCAAGTATCGAGGTGGACCCGGCCAACGGCGCGTGGCTGGTGGCGACAGCGCCACCCACTTCGATGGTAGGCGGCACGCGGACGGCCCCCACCACGGCCGCGCGCAAACTGGTGACGGCGGTGACCCCCTGCAAGTTCGTGTGGATCGGAGCCAGGGTCGACGCGGCGGGAGCGCTTCAGAACACGGCCCTGGTCATGATCGGCGACCAAGGCAGTCAGAACATGCCGATCCTGGCGACGAACATTGACGGGTTTCTCATCCAGATCGACGACGCGAGCAAGGTCTACATCAAGCCGACGGTCGCCGGCGAAGGGGTCGCATACCGCATTTTTGCGTAAGGAGCAGGTATGGCAGTGGCTGTCAGTATCGCGGAAGCCGTTCTGGTCGGATTGAACGGTCACACGTTCAGCCAGCCCCTGACGGCCGAGAGGCAATACCGGCCGCAGTTTGAGTTGCCCGACATGAAAACGCTGCGAGTGAGCGTGGTCCCACGGGCGCTGAAGACCAGCGGTGGGACGCGCGGCCAGGCCGGAAACGAGTGTGCGGTCGATGTGGCCGTGCAGAAGAAACTGGACACGGAAGAGAACGCCGAGATTGATCCGCTGATCGGGCTGGTCGAGGAGATCGCCGACTTCGTCCGCACGACGCGGCGGTTCGCGACCTTTCCCGACGCCGTGTGGGTGCGAACCGAGAACGACCCGTTGTACTCCCTTGAGCACCTGGAGGAGCTGCGACAGTTCACCAGCGTCCTGACATTCACGTTCCAGTTGCTGAGGTAGCGATGCTGGGGTTCACGGTCCGCACCAAGTCCGAGATGCCCAAGGTTCGGGCAAAAGCACGCCGCGCCAACTTCACGAGTCTCGGCCAGGCCGGGGCTGCGATCCGGCTGACGGCGCGGCGCAGTATCCGCCGTCGGAAGACGGCGTCGCCTGCGGGGCAGCCGCCCCACACGCGCAAAGGTCAGTTGAAGCGGGCGATTGGGTATGCCGTCGAGGAACAAGCGAAGGCAGTGGTCGTTGGGCCGGAGGCTGAGGCGGTGGGCGAGTCGGGTCGGGCGCATGAGATCGGCGGGCTGTTCCGCCGCGAGCGGTATCCGCGACGCCCGTTCATGCGGCCGGCGCTGGAAAAGCTACGCAGTCGTCTACCCCGGATGTGGGCCAATTCCGTGCGATAGGAGCAAAACAAATGAAATGGTTTGGGGCAATCATCGTTGCGACCCTGGTTGGCAGCCCTGTGTATGCGCAGGTGGCCAGTCAACTGGCTGCCGATCTGCCGGCCGAGATCCGCCAGTGGTATCGCAACCCCGATGGCAGCTGCGTGCAGTGCAGTCTCGGCATGTGCGGCGTCGATCAGAACGTGCCGGCGGCGGCCACGTTGCTTTGGGACACGGAGTACGGCCGCGCCGAGCGGGGCGGCTCCGGGCCCAGCCGCGTGGCCAGCTACTGCGACCGCCGCGGCATCCGGGCGTTCAACATCACGGGCAAGACGACGTTTGACTGGATGCAGTGGGCCTGCTCGACGGGCCGCGGAGCCGCCATCGGCGCCGGCAGCAACCATTTTCAGACCTTGATGGGACATGATCCCGCGCGGGGGCGTTGGTTCGTCTGCAACAACAACTCCCCGCAGCGGATTGACGAGTACGACGACGCGGCCTTTCGCCGGCTCCATCTGGCGAGCGGTCCGTGGGTCGTCGTGCTCGATTACTCGCCGCACCCCGCGCGGGCCGAATACGTCCGCTGGTGGTAGTCCTTTCGCTCGATTCCCTCACTCTACCAAGGAGATGCTATGCGCAGCGTTCTGTGGATCGCGGCCCTGTTGTCCCTCGCCGCTTCGCCGGCGCTGGCACAAGGGCGGGTCGAAGTGGATCAGGAAGAGATTCGCCGGCTCGGCGACATGGTGCAGCAGGTCGGTGGCGGTCATCGCTCCGACCCAAACGTCGATGCCTACGTGGAAGCGATGGGGCCGCCGGCGTCGGACGCCGACAAGTGGTTCATCAGCCTGCTGTCAATGCGCGCCTGCCCCGCGTGCGAGAAGCTGAAACGGGACTTCGCCGCCGATTCCTGGCTGCGGGCACTCGCCAACCCCAGCGACCCCAAACAGTCGTGGTCCCATTTCAACGTCTACGACCGCGACGACAAGAGCCAGGCGTTCCGGTTCGAGAAGGTCAAAGTGGCCGGTTATCCGACCGTCCTTGTACAGCCACCCCGTAGCGGCAAGTACGGCGAACCCAAGACGATCGTGTTCCAAGCCACGGGCTACGCAGGTGATCCGCACAAGCTGGCCGGCGACATCGCCGCCGCAATCCGAAAGTACGTGGCCCCGGTCGAGCCGCGCCGCGAGGGTCACCAGCAACTGGCGGCCGATCGCACCCCGCCCTGGCAGCCCGTGCCGAAGCAGGAACCGGTCACGCCGCTGGAGATTCCGCCCGTCAGTCCGCTCGATCCGGTCACGATCCCTCCAGCTCCCGGTCCGGCGCCCAAGCCGGTTGATCCGCCCGCGATGCCTCCCACCGCGGAGCCGATCTCGGCCTATCCCGAGGCGATCGTCATCACCGACTCGGAAGACGGGCTGAACGCCACGAACGACGAGCGGATCAAGAGCATCCTCGAGGGGCTGCGCCGGGAGCGGGGTAAGAACCTCAAGGTGCGGTTCATGGACTGGCGCGATGCGAAGGACCGCTTCCCCGTGCATCGTGACGAAATGCCCGTCGTGCTGCTCACGAACGACGGGCGGATCGAAGACAAGATCTCGGGCCGGCTGCTCCCCTACGTGCAGACCGACCGCCGGCCGGTTGGCATCGCCGATCTCCCCGTGGCGTCGATCCTCACGCTGATCCTCAGCGGATTCAGCGTGCCGGCCGCCTTTCAGGTCGGCCTGTGGTTGGTGGGGTTCATCCGCGCCCGCCGCCAGGCAGCCGGCAAGCCGCTGCTGCTGGATGACGAGGCCTTGGCTCGGCTCGCTGAAGCCGTGCAGGGACTGCTGACCAGCAAGTCCGGCGGGCAGAAGTAGCCCGTGACCTGGCGGCGGCGCCTCACGGAGGGGGCGCAGCCGCCGGGCGGGCGGTAGGACGCAACATCGAAAGGAGACTCGGATGGCGCTGCGATTGGGGATGGACGGCAAGCTCTACCGGAACACGGGCACCTATGCCGTGCCGGTCTGGGAGCTGATCACGAACGTCAAGGACCTGACGCTCAACCTGGAAGCCGGCGAGGCCGATGTCACGACGCGCGGCAATGCCGGCTGGCGAGCCACGGTCGCGACGCTCAAGGACGGTTCCATTGAGTTCGAGATGGTGTGGGATACCGGAGATGCCGCTTTCACGGCCGTGCAGCAGGCATTCTTCAACACGGGAACCATCGAGTTCGCCGTGATGGACGGCCTGATCACGGCCACCGGCTCACAGGGGCTGCGAGCCACAATGTCCATCACCAACTTCTCGCGGAGCGAGCCGCTCGAAGAGGCGATCTCCGTGAGCGTGACGGCCAAGCCGACCTATACGACCAACCCGCCTGTGTGGATGGTCATTCCGTAACGGAGGCACGATGCGAACCTTCAAAGACAACGCCAACCGCGGCTGGAATGTTGCGATCAACGTCGAGTCCATCAAGCGGGTGAAGACCCTCCTGGGCGTCAACTTGCTCGATGTACTCGACGAAGGGGGCAAGCTGCTGGCCCGGCTGCACGACGATCCGCTGTTCCTGGTGGAC